GGAGACGCAAAATCCTTAACGGATGCGTTTAATCCGGATGCTAAATTTAAAGCATTGAGTTCGTCTTTGGCTGGAGTTGCTGGAGGGTTTGCTGCCGTTCAAGGTGGAATGGCATTATTTGGAGCGGAGTCTGAAGACGTACAAAAAACACTTTTAAAAGTTCAAAGCGCAATGGCTTTGTCTCAAGGATTACAATCTATTGGAGAAAGTATTGACTCTTTTAAACAATTAGGCGCTGTAATAAACAATACAACAACTTATCAAAAATTAAATACGTTAGCAACCGCTGCCGCTGCCGCTGTTCAAAAATTATTTACCGGTGCGGTAAATACGACAGCAACTTCATTTAACGCTTTAAAAACCGCAATAGTATCGACAGGAATTGGAGCTTTGGTTGTAGGTATTGGCTATTTGATAGCTAAAATGAATGAGAATGCGGATGCAACTGAAAAATTGACTTTAGAGCAAGAGTCTTTAAATAAACAGCTTGAAATTACAAAAAAATTAACCGACGACAATGCGAAAGCAATTGATTATAATACTCAAATAAAATTAGCAAATGCTAAAAAAGTAGGCGCGTCTGATAAGGAATTATTGCGAATACAATTAGACGGTTACGAGGCTAAGGGTAAGGCAAATAATAAAGAGATTGAGGAAATTCAAAAGACTCAAAGCAAATCAATTAACTTAACAAAAGAGCAAAATAAAAGAATACAGGAATTACGAGAGCAAAATCAAGATTTACAAAGAAAGGGAAATGTTGAAATTGCTAATTCGGATGCTGACTTAGCTAATAAACAAAGAGAGATTAGTAAAAAAGCCGGAGAAGACAGCTCAGCAAATAAAAAAAGAAATAGAGAAGAGAGAGAGGCAGAAAGGAAAAAAGACGCTGAGGCTTTAAAAGCAGCGTTACAAGCGCAAAAAGATGCTGAATTATTACAAATTCAAGAGATAACAAAAGCAATAGGAGACGCTCAAGACAAACAAGCTGAGGCTAATATGACAGCTAGCGAGGTAGAGCAAAGAGTTGTTAAAGATAAATATTTTGGTTTAATTGAGGCAGCAAAACAACAAAAAAGATCTGAAGACGAAATCAATGTTTTACAAGTTCAAAGAACAAAAGAGTTACAAGACATAAAAGATAAATACAGACTTGAAGACGACGAGAAAGCTGCTGCTAAATTAGAGAAAACAATTAGCGACGAAAGTCTAAGTTTTGAAAATAGACTCGCTGCTGTAGATGCGGAGCAAGCTATATTTCAAAAACAATTAGACGACAAACTAATTACTGAGGAGCAATTTAACGAGAAGACAAAAAAGCTATCGGATGCGAGAGTCCAAATTGATAAAAAGGAACGAGAGGCAAAGGCTGCTAATATGCAAGCCGTTGCGAATTTATTGGGAAATGTTGCCTCATTATTGGGAGAAAGTACGGCAGCTGGTAAAGCGGCAGCTGTAGCTCAAGCGACTATCTCAACTTACCAAGCGGCTGTTTCGTCTTATAATTCATTATCAGGTATTCCAATTGTCGGACCAGCGTTGGGAGCTGTTGCGGCTGGAGTTGCTGTTGCCTCAGGAATTGCAAATGTAAATAAAATTTTATCAGTTCAAACACCTGGCGGAGGAGGTGGAGGAGGTACAGCTCCAACCGCAGCGGCGATGCCGTCGCCTCCAAGTTTCAACACGGTTGGATCGAGTTCGACAAACCAACTCGCTCAGACAATTGGAAGTCAAAGTCAAACTCCGATAAAAAGTTATGTAGTAGCGTCGGACGTTAGTACAGCTCAGGCTTTGGATAGAAATATTATATCAAACGCATCGATTTAATATAAATAAAATCTATTATAAAAATATTTACGATAGATAAAATCTTGAGCTGTGAAGTATTGATTTTATTAGGATTTTGCGTTAAATTAAAAAACTTTAAAAAGACGATATAATATATATAAAGTCCTTTTAATTAAAATAAACGCTTAAAAATAGCCTTAGAATTAATGTTAAATATTTAAGGTTAAAACCTTAAAAATGAAAAAAAGTTATGTCATTAAATTAAAATTTAATGCAAAAAGTTTATAACAAAACACAAAAAAAAAGTTATAGTAATATGGAGACTTACAAAGTTTTATTTAACGAAGAGGAAAACGAGGGAGTTTATGCTGTCTCTTTAGTTTCGGATCCAGCGATAGGAGTTAATTTTATAACACTATCAAAACAAAAAGAAATTAAACTTGCAACCGTAAACGAGGAGCAAAGAATTTTAATGGGTGCAATATTAATTCCTAACCAACCTATTTACAGAAATCAGGACGGACACGAATTTAATATCGTATTTCCAAAAGAAACAATTAAACAAGTTCAGCAAAATTTTGCCTTAAAAGGTTATCAAAATAATTCGACAATTGAACACTCAGGAGAGCAAATCCAAAATGTGACATTTGTTGAAAGTTGGATTAAAGAGGATGAGGTACACGATAAGTCGGTACACTACGGATTTAACGAAGAGGTCGGAACCTGGTTTGGATTAATGAAAGTTAATAACGACGAGATTTGGAACGACTACGTTAAGACTGGCAAAGTCAAAGGATTTTCGATTGACGGAGTCTTTGACATGGAGAAAGTAAATTTAAAAACAGAAATTAATATGAATTTAGAAAGTATTGTTAACGCAATAAAAGAGGGTTTTGCATCGATTACATTATCGACAGAAACCGAGCAAGTTGAAACCGTTGAAACCGTAGAGGTTGCAATGGAAACAATGATGCTAAAAGATGGTGTGACTATTTTAGAGGCTGAGTCTTTTGAGGCTGGGCAAGCGGTTTTTATCGTTGCTGAAAATGGTGACAAAGTTGCTGCTCCAATTGGGGATCACGAACTTGAAGACGGAAGAGTTTTAGTAATTACCGAAGAGGGTTTAATTGCTGAGATTAAAGACGCAATGGTTGAAGAGGAAACTCAAGACGCTGAGGTTGAAGTTGAGGTTGAAATGACTACTGAGGAAATGATAAAAGCTATCGTTACCAATATGAGCGTTGAAGTTTCAAAACAAATCGAGGCTATTCGTACCGAATTAAGCGCTCAAATTGCTGAAGTTAAAACTAGTAAAGTTGAGGTAAAAGCGTCAACAAAAGCAAAGCCGGAAGTTGCTGAAACTTCAACAAAAAACGTGAAACTTTCAAGATCACAAAAAATATTAAATAACTTAAAAAAATAATTTTAAAAAATGGCTACAACTACAACTGTATCATCGAACTACAATGGAACGGCTGCCGGTGCAATTATCGGACAAGCGTTTAAAACTATTGACACAATAGAAAAAAATGCGGTTACTATCGCTGAAAATGTAAACTTTAAATTGTCTTTGCGTAAAATCGCATATACAGACGGGACAACTGCTTACACTTGCGGTTTTGCTCCAGCTGGGACTATCGTATTAAACGAAAACACAATTGAGCCTTTCAAATTCAAAAATGATTTTGATGTTTGTAAAGAAGATTTCAGACAGACTTGGTCTGACGGAATTATGGGCGGAGGAGCTGCTAACTCAAGCGCACCAAGCGATATTATGGACGCTATCCAAGCGGAAGTTTTAGGAGCTATCGGTGAAAAATTAGAGTCTGACATGTGGACGTCTTCAACTAACTTTGACGGTTTCTTAACTTTGTTCGCTGCTGACGGAGACGTTAACAAGCCAACTGCTGACGCTGTGGTTACTGAGGGTAATGTATTAGCTAAATATTTGAAACCAGCTTTAAACGACGTGCCAGTTGCTTTGAGAAATAAAGAGTTAATCCTTGCGGTTTCTCCGGACGTTGCTCAGGCTTACGCTTTCCACTTGTCAACTCAAGGGATCACTTACGGAATGGGGAACACTGATTTTCCTTTAGCATTCGGACGTCACAATTTAGTGGTATTAAACGGATTGCCAGCTAACTCAGTTGTTATCTACGAGCGTAAAAACTTAGTTTTCGCTACAGGTTTAACAGCTGATTACAATCAAGTTGCTTTGGTTGACGAAGACGAAATCGGTTTACTAACTGGAAAAGTTAGAGGGAAAGTGGTTTACGCTGTAGGTGTTGGATATTACAACGCTGAAGAAATTGTTTGGTTATCTTACGAAGCATAATATTAACATAAATACCGCTCATTAAGTTGGGCGGTTTTTAATAAAAAAAAAATTTTATATGGCATGTCTAATTTCAGCGGGAAAACTGCTAGGCTGTAAAGACCAGCGAGGTGGCTACAAAAATTTATATTTCGCCAATTACGACGATTATAGTTTTGTAATTGCAGCTCACGAGGTTACAAGTTTGGGATCTTTGGATGAAGTTTTCAAATACGAAGTAAAAGCTACAACGAACACATTAACAGAAACCGGAACAAGTTCACAAGATAACGGAACATTTTTAAACGCTCAATCTTTAGCGGTTACACTTCCAAAATTATCGGCTGACTTACAAGCTCAGGTTCAATTAATTTGCGCGTCTCGTCCTTACGTTTTCGTAGAGGATTATAATGGAAATATTCTTTTAGTTGGTGCAGCTAACGGAACGATGTCAAATTGCACAAAAGTAACCGGAGGAGCTGGAGCTGACTTGTCAGGTTTCACTTTGACAATTACTGGAGAAGAGAGCAATTTAAGTCCATTTTTGGACTCAGCAACTAAGAGCGCATTATTCGCTTTAGTTAGCAACGTGGTTGTTTCCTAATTTTCTTTCATAGTTTGTTTAAAAAAAAGTCACTTCGGTGGCTTTTTTTGTTACAAAACGCTTTTTTTTAGTTATATTAATATGTGGATATTTAATTTAACAGCGCCTTACCAATTCAAATGCATTCCTCGATCTTATAATGGAGGCGAATTGACGTTTTTTTTACGTGACGAGTTACGAGACATTATATTTGAAATTGAAATGTTAGGCTCATTTTATCAAAACAACGTTTTAATATTAGATTTTGACGAGCCTATTTTAATTGAGGGGCAAAGTTTTGAAATTACAATCAATGAAGACGACGTTTTGATATATAGAGGCAAAGCATTCGCAACCGCACAAACCGACCTCGA